CTTTCAGTCTATCATTGAGAAAGGCGTGCTGAATGACAGAGCGGCATTCTTCAGGGGTACTAATTTCAGAGATGAGTAAAAAATCTTCTTGATACGGTTCCAAATACGTAGAGCTGCCCTCGCTTATGAACATTTCCCCGGCAACCGTTACAGAATTTGCCATAAGTTCCCCCTAATGTTTTGCCTTTTAACTGTTTTTAATTCGGCTGTCAACTTAATCAAATGTAACTTTGATGGAATGCTGAACAGGTGGAGAATCAGGATCGCCGACAACTGTGTATTTATCGCTATACTTCTTAGGAGCTTGCTTAGCGCATTTCCATTTGATTTCATCCAACATGATTCGCGCTTGATCGGATGTGATTCTGCCCGTTCTCAAATCATCCATAAGTTCCTTGGAACCCTCAAAATGAGCATCGGCTCTATTATCACGCGCGCGCATGTACTTCTGACGTAAGTCATTATTTTCTAACAACCATCTAAAAAATGTTCTTGGTTCAATCTTGTGTTTTTCACAAGCTACATTGACACCATCACCACAAGCTATTTCTAAGCAAATGGCATCTGCCAATTCATCAGTGTATTTTATTACTGGCATAATAAATAATACCTTGGATTCATTTATATTGTCAATCTCAATCACAACCCATTGTTTCCCTACAACAATATATTTTTAAAAAACCTGCGGATATTGTCCGGTACATGGCGGAGTATAACGCAGCTAATCCACCACCGGATAAGCCTTAATCTCCCGCATGAGGCGGTTAAGGCCTAGTGTTAGGCTCCAATTATGGAATGTTTTAACAACAGGTATTTCTTGATAAATCGTGTAGTTAAACGTATATTTCTTGCCATATTTTGGCTCGGCATTAATCCAGCAAGAAATATCTTTTTTTCTGGCAATTTCTCCGATTGCTTCAAATTCCCGTTTTCTAGCCTCTGTAAGCATCTTTCTATCCTTTTGGCTACTACCCTAGCCGGGTATATGGTTAACATAGTCTGGCGGTCATTAAACTGGCCTTAGCGACGATTCTAATCCTTCACCTAAACCCCCTTCATCTGTTTTAACCTCTCAAGCTGCTTGTTGCGCTCTTCTTGGCAATCATCGCACCCCTGATGCATAAGATAACCTAGCACACCAGCCAAATCCGCCAGCATCACTTTGTCACCAACCCCCGTTTTCTGGCGGATGTCTGCAATAACTTTCAGCAGCGTAAACTCATCTGTTGGCTCTGTGCTTTGTGGTTCGTACATGGCATTATTCTTTCTAGTGGTTGATAAAACTTGATTATTCGTAAAACCGTACACGCTGCTCTTTTGCCGCGTTGATGATTTCTTGATTTAAGAGCACCTTGATTGCCCCTGTCTCTGCTTGGATTTGGCAGTGATTCAAGTATGCGTCTACGTTCTCCTCTGTCGGTTCCCGATGCGGGGGCACGGTGTAGGTTGCTTTTGCGTTAACGATAAGCTGCGCCTGTGTGAGCGCGGTACTGGCTAGATATTCATCTAGCGCAGGATACCAACCTTCTTGTTTTGCTGTGTTTTTTATCTCTAGGTGGGAATAATCAAGATACTCTTTTGCCAGTTTTTTAGCAAGACTGTCGGGGCTGTACACCATAACGTTTTCACCAAGCGCGGCCTTGATTAACCGCCTGTTGTTGTACAAGATTTTCTCGTCAAAATGGATTCTTGCCACCACCGCGTTGTACTTTGGCATGTACTGGCTGCCTTCAAGAGCAAGCACCAGCCGAATAAATGGCTTTTCGTTTGAGCTTTCTGCGACTTGACGCTTCCAGCCGTCGAGGCGGCCTAACAATGGATTGGTGCCATAGTTTGAATTGTTGAACATAAAATATCCCCTATGCGATTTTTTCTTGAAGGCTGTAAGCGTCCTTGATCATCCCCACCCGTTTCGTAAAATCATTAAACCGTTCTACGATAACGTGATAATCGGGGAACCAAGGGGACGGCTCGCGCTTTAGGCTTTCAAACGCCAACTGCACGGCCACAACCGGAATCCCTGAAAAATCAGATGCTAACTCCTGCATAATAAACATCATTTCAGCTTCTGGCCTTGTGCTTTTTTTGATAATAGTCAACGATGTAAGCATCCCTATAATCACGGCACCGCTTGCGGCCTTCATGATTTCAGCCTTTGTCCCTTCGGGAAGGTTGTTTATCACGATACTTGGCAGCTCTTCACCCACAACGTCAAACTCCCAAGTGCCGCGATTCTCATTGAATTTACTTCCGTATCTGGCTTTCATAGAGCTGCATTGCACCAGCGTAGATTCGTTGCGCTTTATCCAGTCCTTGGTCTCGCTTGGGATTGTGTCCAAAAGAGTTGCCGGCAGGCTGGTCATTGATGATTTCTCCTGTTTCCCCGTCGATTGTAGGAGCTTTTCCGTTAGGTTTCCGATAGTTTTCATTGTTCGATCCTCTGTGGTTTTGGTTGAATTCTTTAGCGTTTCCTATCCAAGTGAAAAAAGCTCTATCCCAATCAACAAACGAATTTCCTTTTGCTTTGTGATGGTTTTCAAACTTTTCGGCTAGGTCTTCCGGGTTTAGTCCAAAGCTAGCGCACTTAGCCCTGTGAGCATCATGCGGCTTCCAGCCTTGGGGCATTTGTGTTGCCCTTGGCTTTTTTTCCTTGGGGGGTTTTTCGATAACGGGATCGGGAAATAATAATTTTTCCCCTTGGGGGACTATAGGGGGATCTTTTTTCTTTTCTTTTTCATTCTCATTACCAGTATCAGTATCAGTATCAGTATCAGTATCAGTATCAGTATCAGTATCGGCTTTTTTGGGTTCCTCTGGGTTATTCTGGGTTCCCAAAAAACCCACTGGGTTATTTGGGTTATTCTGGGTTTCCGGATTTTTCGGCCTCCCTCCCTTTAAACCGTTGTTTTTGTTCCTTTCAATAATTGACGCATATTTCCCATTATCTCTTTCTAAATTTGATTTAATAAAACTGAAGGCCATCTGCACGACAGGATCGAGTTCTGGGACGTTTCCAGCGTTAAATTTAAAGATCGCTTTGAGGAGTTTTCCGGCTTGCTCATCGGTTAAAAGATCGATGTGCTGCTCATAGTCCTGATACAGGATAAAGCTTTTTTTCATGGTGTACCCATTCGTCTCTCCCTCGTCTGTTAAAAGGTAAGGGGCAACCCATCCGACGAAGGAAAGATTGGGCTTTCGGCTGGCCTGCCTAGCCCCTATAAAACGCTATACCAAGCGGCGGTTAAAATCAAGTTAATTGCTCTCGATTGTTATCCCGCCGACGTAATCCCAAACCTTCTGAATAAAGATTGCATGAATGTGCGAATCGTCATCAAAAAGGCTATCAGACAAAGCTTTATACAGGTTGTCGATATCGGGTTTTTGTTGGTGTGGCTTTCTGTCCATAGCTGCCTTTTTTTTGACACTCCATGAATCAGGCATAGGGATGTGAAAAGTAACATGGTCATACGAATTAAGGCTTACTTTCCGCAGCCGTACTTCGTCCTTAAAAGCAAAATATCGCAGGACACATGGCCGCTTTTTCCAGCGATCTGCTTGCGTCATGCGCGGGGCTGGCACGGGGTTGATGGGATAGTACATAGCTATGCCTGATATTCAGCGGCGGTTATGCGGTCGGTCATGGCTATTCCTTTTTAATAGCCTCAATAAGTTTTTCTTTTGAAATATCAATGCAATCAATACATACAGATGCTGTAGATGTTTCATAATTAGGATATGAACCAACTGTAACAACAGCTTTGACATCTCTTTTACATTGATCGCACGTTATCTTAGTCCAAGAATCATTACCTATGATTTTTGCTATTGCCTCTGGCATGGCCGTCTCTAAATTTAATTCCAAAAGCTTATTATACGTTTCTTCTTTGTTTGGGAATCGTTTTTTCCATCTGTTAGCAACGTTTCTTACGCACTCTCTTTCTGTATAAACAAGAGGCATTCGTAAGGCTTTTTCTAATTCTCCATTATCAAGGTCATAATAATCGGTTAAGCTTTCGATAATTTCTTTTCTAATTTCACTCATGGCTTGCCTCGCAACATATGAACAAAAAATACAATGTTTAAAATTAGCAAAATGATTGCCAAAACCATTAACGGCGTGCCCTCAAGATGTCGGACTAAAGGCCCGTAATTTGTAAAAGCTGCTGGTGTTGTGCTCATGGCTATTCCTCCCCGGCTTTGCGGAGGATTGCCAGCGCAGTAGGCTCAGCTAATACTCCATCAAAAGGCACAAGCCGCCCATTTATTGCACAACCCTCCCAATAGTTTACTCGATGCTTTAACTCTTGCACCTCATCTGTGAGAGCAAAAACCTCGTCCTGCAACTCATCAATCCGTTTTTTGGCAATCCAAGTAAACGCGGCAATCGCCGGAACAAGGGCAGCGGCGGCGGCTAGGGCGATGATCTCAATCATACAAATAACCTCGGCAATTCCCGCTGTCCTACTTCGGCGGCGTATAATTCTAAGATAGCGGCCAGTTCCTCGGCTTTGGCAGGATCGGCGGCGCGCAGCTTAATAAGCCGCTTGAGAACCTTTAGATCGTAGCCGTCCGCTTTTGCCTCTGCAAAAACCTCCTTGAGGTCTTGCTGGCCTATCTTGATGTCCTCCTTGATACGCTCGACGCGCTCAACAAAGGCGGTTAGTTTACTGTTGGGGATGGTCATGTTATTCTCCTTGCTCGGTTGGTTTTGGGAAAGGCGGAACATAAGCCCAAAGGGTGGCCCAAGAATGCCTTGTCCCTCCTTTCGAGTTGTAAGCAACCCCTATTTCAATACGTTCATGATTAGTTGGCCCTTTCTCTGGGCAATAAAGCATTAAATCAATATCTTTCGGCGCGGTGTTTATTGGCTGCCACTGTGTCATGGTCATTCCTTTTCAAAAAAATCTTTAGGTTTAACTTTGTCATTTGTTGCTTTCATAATTTTTTGCATCATTGACCACGATGGTTTTTTTACACCATGCAGCATTTGGTTTAAATACGCCACATTACAGCCAATTTTTTCAGCAAGTTCCGTCTGTGTCATCTTTTCCCGTTCTTTATAA